AGCAATCCCTGCGAAAACATCAGCGCCAGAACTTGCTGTAGCTGTATTTGGATCGGAAGATAGTTGTAGAATAGTATTTAATGGAATTGCTGTGCCGGCTGCTACTGTATAACGTGCGAATTTTGTTGGTGTCTCAATGCACACTGCTTCGTTTGTCATACAGTTATTCGGTATAACGATTATATAAATGTTTCGTTGTTTTAGAATTATATTAATTCTGATCCGTCCTTTCTAAATTTGTCTTTTTTGAAAGGCCCCCAGTGAACTGCTACACCACCAGCCCAATTATTATGTTTATCTAAAACTTTTTGAACATCTTTTTTAACTAACTTCTTCGCTGTATCTGGAAAAGCAAGTTCAAAGCTTTTAATTTCTCTAGGCATTAATTGAAGTAAGCCTATATTTTTTTTAGTCTTTTTATTAATATAAGGATAATAAATCTTCTGTAGATCTTCGACTACTCTACGCATTAAAATTGGGTTACCTCTTAACATCATATATTTATGCATCTTTGATTTTAGCATTATAAGCTGAAATAGTTAAATCTAGTTCTTCGAGTTGTTCTGCTGCTAAAGTTTTATTACTAACTGCGGTGTCCTTTAAAGCTTCTAATTTCTTTAAAGCCTCGATCCACTTACTCTTTAACATCTGGCTTTATAGCTTTCTCTAGACTTGTGCCTTTAAAGAATTCTGCGGCTGCATCTCTCTTTAAATCTTCTGCGCTTAATGGTTTAGTTTGTGTAGGTCCGCCTACTTCGCCAGCCAATAACTTGTTAGCCTCTAGCTTTTCCTTTCTTGCCAGAACTAATTTTTCTTCTGCTGTTGCTTTCTCTCGCCTTTCCACAAGTGCAAGGGCCTTATCATATTCATTAAGAATATTTTTAGGTTCCGCCTGTTCTTGATTAGTTTCCTTTCCTGATGTGTCAGTCTTGTTTGTTTGTTCATTGTTCATAGAATTAGATGACACACGGCTTTATAAATATTTGTATCTACCAGAAGTTTTCTCTACGTCCCCAATACTTTAAGAATTCTAAACCCATACCGAATAGAATTAATAGAAATCCAAAATAATCTTTGGCTAATAAAAGATTAGTTCCAAAGGCTGTTAAGGCTAAAGCTGCTGTATTAACTATTGTTTCAATAGTTGGTTTGTGCACTTCTATTTTTTGTTTTTTCATTATATTAAATCCTCTTCGATTATACTTAATGGAACTCCACTTTCTAAGGCTAATCTTAATTTTTCCCCATAGATAGAAGCTATCCCCCCGTCTTTTAAGAAGCTGTCAAAGTCTGCTAGCTGTTCTCTGCCGTCTTCCATAAATGCGTTTAAGTCCCCTTGAACTTCTGCGTGTGTCTGTCTTCTAGATTGATAAGCTCTAGTTAATTGTGCATTATATTTTTCTATCCAGAAGTCTGCATTACTTGGATCTTGTGACGCAAGCATAGCGAACAGACGCATAAGGGTTCTAGAGTTTGTTAGTTCTATGTCTGCGGCTCCAAGTTCCCCCCTTTGTTGTTCTTCAACATTTGCTAAAACTCCTCTAACAAACCCATTTATTGCTGCGGCTGCTCCCAATGCTACGGCTCCAGCGCTAGAAGTTACAGGCGCAAGTGGCCCACCCAATAAACCAGCTGTTGCCCCAACGGCTGCTCCGCCAGCTGCGGCTGGAACTACTCCAGCTATTCCAGCTGTTATAGCTTGGCTCCAATTAATATTAGCTTGCTCTACTGTGCTTAACTGTCCTATGTCCCCTATTTTATTTATTGATTGTTGTAATTTAAAAGATGCATCTGCTCTAGCTTGGGCAGATCCTGCGGGTTCTGTCCCTAAAGGTTGTCTATTCCTTTTAGCTTCGCCAGAGGTTATAACTTCTATTTCGTCTGGGGTTAAACCAAAATATTCTCTGCCGTCTGGAAGTCTTACCCCTTGCTTTCCAGTTCCTTGAATATCGAATGTTTCAGGGTTATCTGGATCTACTACTGGCGCCTCTTCTGGTGTTGATAAAGGTAACTTACAAGTTTTAGTTGCTGCGTCCCAAGTTCCGTTTTGTGCTTCGCAATCTAATTGCTCTTTGCTAGGAAGATCTAGTTTAGGGAGTGGGGCTGCTGTTAGTTGTGATGCTTGTTCGATTGCCATTATTCTCTAGTTATAGACGCCTCGACATCATTAGGCTGTATGCCTAAGGGTTGTTTAGCTTCGTTTAATTCTGGTTGCATACCGCCCAAACTTGGGGGTCTATTAAATTTAATTTCTATTGATTGTTGGATCCATAAGTCGCCCTCTAGATCTACTTGTTCTTTAGTGTAGATTGGTTCAAATATAACGTGGCCCATTTTTCCGCCGACTTCACTTTGGCCGTCGCTGGTTGCTATACTTCTTGGAACTCCGCCAGTTTGATAATTTAAGTTTTCCAGATAAATTAACCAGATTTGTCTTTCTTCGCTAGACTTTGCGGGGTAAGGTTTAATCTCTGCTGTCCCCTCTGCTAGTCCTATCATCTCGCCGTTATCTACTCCCTTTTCTATTTGAGTATTAGCATAAGATATCTTACCGGCATTGTTAGTTTTATAATAAACAATACCTAGCGCTTTATCTCTATGCTTAATAATCCTTTCGTCTTTATTAGCTTCTAGCAATGCGTCTATAACTTCTTTATTAGATTGAATTAAACTTGTGCCTGTGATGTTATCACCAATACGTTTATTTTGACTGTGAAGTATATCTTCCATTTTTTTAGTAACCCATTTTGTCCCGTCCCATATTTCATAACGTTTAATTCTAGATCCGACAGAAACAATTTTAACCCTCTCGCAACTTATAGGTATCATATTAAGAATAATAGTTCTTTTTTTGTTTCGTATAACTTCACAGAAAGCATCACCTTGTATTAATTTATTAACTTCGTGGTTCCACATAACAGTTTCAAAGGTATCTTTCCCCTGTCCACTTATATGTTTTAGTTCTTGCTCTAGTAGTTTATCTTCTGTAGTCCAGCCCCTACTTACTGCCCAAGTTGCTAAACTATTAATAGGGCTTGCTACTTGTGGGTGATTGAAATAGTAACCAAAGTTTTCTTGGGCCTTATCAAAGTAAGTATAAGTTTCTCCATTTCCTGCGTTAGCTTCATCTAGGGCTTTGCTTTCTACTATGAAGTCTGCTACTTTATTGCTAAAGTCTGTAGTTGTTGCGTTGCTTAAATTATAATATGCCATTTTATTATATGTCTAGTTTGAAAGGAATTGTTAATTTAGAGGAGTTTGTATCTGGCCTAATCTCGCTAGGATCTGCGCTATAATAATTTCCTGAGGCATATACTTTTAATCTTATATATTCGCCTGTTGCAAAAGGTGTTTCTGCAACAACAACAGAAAGATTAAAAGGTGATCCACTATCATTAGTAGCCCCCGCAACAGTTGCGCCTATTTGTGTTTCTGTTGTCCCGTCTGCTGTTACGTGCCATAAACTACAAGAGATGCTATCAGTTCCAGCCCCGCTTTTAATTTGTCCAGAAAATGAGGCGGTTCCTCTTAAAATTACTGCTTGAGGGAATGGGGATCCATTATAAGTTGAGGCGCCGGTCATACCAAAACCGTTTGGGGATTGGTGGCCCTCTATTTGATGTTCTGTTATAATATATTCTACTACGTCCCCTGCCCCTCTATCTATATTTGTAATTGCTAAATAATAAAGAACAAAGCCAGTTTGGTTAAAAAGATCTTTATAATCATAACTAATAAGATTTTGTGGGGCTGTAGTCATAGCTTGTAGCTCTGGATCAAGTGGCATTTTAAAGTCCTAAGTCTGCTATAACATCTTTATCTTTTATCTTATTAATAAAGTTTTTCCAGATGCTTAAGCATACATTTAATTTAGATTGTGCTGTTGCTAAACTCCAAGTATTTTGGTTTTGGTTTATACCATACCAAGCCGCTCTATGACTTGCGACACTTGCCAGCCATTGTTTATTTGCTGCGGTTATGCTTGCGTAGTTTGCTACTAAGCCAATATTATCCCCCGCTTCGGTTTCCATATCTGCCTCTGCCATTAATATCCATATATTAGTGTTAGCTTCTAGAATTTGTGTGGCACTGGCGCTTTGGCCTATTGCTAAAAGAACTTGTGCTGTAGTTGCTAAGGTTCCACTATCTGCCATTTGTTTTAATCTTCCCTTTTATTTCTATAAGTGTTTTAATTAACATAACTTGTAATACTTCGTCGTTTGTCATATTTTCAA